GTGATTTAAATCTATCAGACTATAAGCCTGGGCAACCATTATCCAGAGAACAGATGGATGCTATTCTTGATATGGAAAACAATAACCTTATTCCAGATGATGTTAACGATCAATTTAACGCACAATTAGAAAAGCATCTTGATAGTACTGGTCTTGACCAAAGTGGTGACGTTGCTACTGTTGATGGTGATCAGAGTGCTGAAATAGGTGGTGGTGGTGGCGGCGGAATCCCAGGAGAAGACTTTGATGAACTATCAACTGGCAGCTCTGGATCAAACTTTAATGCTGATCCAGATTCTGTAAATTCCTTACAGGATAAAGTTGCACAAAGCAAAGCTAATCTCCAAGCTAAAGCAGATCTAGTTGCACCAGGTGGAACAGGTCAAGGTATAGTTGTACGTGGTAATATACCAATTACAGATCCAGACCAAATTGCACAATTTAATCAACAGTTTCCAGGAACAGAAGCAATGTCATCTGAAGCAACTGAATGGCTTAAAGCAAACGTTGACGGTGCCGCAGAAAAATTTGATGCAAAAGCGGCCGAACGTGCCGCAAAAATAGCGGCTCGTAAAGCCAGATTATCACAAAGTGGACACAGTCTAAGAACCAATGTATTAAGTGAAGATCAAGTTTCAAAGTTGTTTGTTGCAGTGGCATATAGAAATAACAAATACCTTATGGAAGCACCAGGGCTATTGCAAAGAGCAAAAGCACAAATATCAAAAGGTGTCACTGCAGCCGCAGGTAAAGCAAAACAAATTGGCACTAACATAACAACTAAGGTCACTGCTGATAAACTTATGAAAGCATGGACCAAAGCAGGCAAGCCAACTGATAGTGTACAAGTTGCACAGTTCTTAACTAACTTTGGTGTCGACGGAGCAGTATTACAACAGAGTTATCAAACTGCTAATTTAAAAATGCCTGATCTAAAGAAAATTGCCAGCAACGATCCAGTAATGGCATTGGTACAAAAAATTAATGCAACACCAACTATTAAAAAGCAAGTAATAGCATATTTAAACGCGGTGACATAATGAAATTAAAAGAGGGTGGCAACGTCTTCAAAGATGCAGACGGTGCTATAGCAACAAAACGTATCAACCAAACTGACGTTAAACCAACCATAAAGTGGTTAGAGCAACTTACTGGTTTGCCTCTCATGGATAACATGCTTGGTAGTACAGGACAGAAGACAACATCAGGTGATTTAGATCTAGCCGTTGATCCTCAAACAATCAGCAAACAAGAACTAGAATCAAGACTCACCAAGTGGGCAGAGTCACATGGCTTTGATCCTAAAGAATGGATACGCAAATCAGGCATTAGTGTACACTTTAAAGCACCAATAACTGGCAGAGAAGATCAAGGCTATATACAGACTGATTTTATGTTTGTGGTCAAGCCAGACTTTTCAAAGTTTTTAATGAGAGCAGATCCTTCAAGTACTTACAAAGGTGTAACACGCAATGTACTAATGAATTCAATTGCAAAAGCCGCAGGTTATAAATTATCGCCAAATTCAGGATTAGTTAGCAGAACAACCAATGAGCTAGTAACCGACAACCCTGAAGAAATTGCAAAACTCATACTAACCAAAAGTGCAACTGAAAAAGATCTATTCAGTGTAGAAGCAATCATCAGTGCATTACAAAGTGATCCTAACAAAGATGCAAAATTAGCAGACTTTAGAGGCTATGCTGAACGTGAAGGATTGCAGTTTGAATCAATAAAAGAAGGTGGCAGTGACTGGCTTGCAAGACTGCGTGACAGAATTGTTAACCAAGGAATGGAAGTTGTTACAGACAATAGACCATTATACAAACCTTATCTTGCAGAAGGTGCAAGAATAGAACACCCAGAAGATCTGGTATTTGATTATGGTTCAAAAGGTATAAAACAAGCAATTGATGGTATCAAACGCAGTGCAGAAGAACCAGCAAAAACAAACACAGTTAAATGGGACGGCAAGCCTGCTATAGTATTTGGACGTGATGATTCAGGACAGTTTATACTCACAGACAAGGGCGGCTTTGTTGCTAAAAGATACAATGGAATGGCAACAAGTGCCAAAGACATGGCAAGAGTACTTGGCAATAGAAAAGGTGATGATTATGGTCCTTTAATACAGTTGTATGGAAAACTTTTTCCTCTGTTGGATAGAACTATTCCGCAACACTTTAGAGGGTTTGTACAAGCAGATTTACTATATAGTTCAACACCACCAGTTGAGAATGGTGCATATGTGTTTACTCCTAATCAAGTAACCTACAGAGTAAGTGATGCTACACCACTTGGTAAACAAATTGGAGCCAGTGAAATAGGCATTGCTATACATACAGAGATTGACAAACCAGGCGGCACTGTACGACCAGTAACATCACGTGTACTAGACAAAGCACCAGGTGTATTGGTTTTAGATAGCACCATGAAAGACACAGGCAGTGCTATTGACCTGGACAAAGGTCTTGTGATAAAAATACAAGACACTTACAACGAATATGCTCCAGCAATAGATGCTTTTCTTGATCCACAAGAACTAAGACGCAGAAGAATTGGTAGCATGCCAGGGTTGATGAAACAGTACATCAACTTTAAAGTTAGGCAAGGTGGATTTACAAACATGATTAAAGACTTTGGTCCATGGGTAACACAAAAAACAAAAACACAAGCACCAAGAATTATTGAATGGATGAGTGAGAATCAAGGCGCAGTTAGTGCCATGTTCAGCTCTTTTGTAAATATTGCATTATTAAAAGACAAACTGATAGTAGCACTTGACAATCAAGATGCAGATGTAAAAGCAGATATAAAAGGTGAACCAGGACACGAAGGATATGTTGGCAAGGATATGAAATTTGTGAACAGAGATAAATTTAGCAGAGTGAACTTTGCAGCCAACAACCCAGGAGGTGCGTAATGTCAGACGCAGAAGCAGGAATACAATTTATATACAACATGAGAGAACACCTAGTTGATGTAGGTATAGCAACAGTATACGCAATAGCAGTATATGCGTTGGTGTTATGGATAAAGAAAAAGTTAAGTTAATGGCAGTAACCTCTGTAGATATACAACAACTAGAAAAGTTTGCCGATAGAATATTTGCAGACGTTGGTATCGATGTGGAATTTACAAAACATTTTTTAGATAGAGTCAATGACGAACGCAACGACAAGCCTATTGTGCCTGCTGAACTCACTAGATTGTTCAAGCAAGAACGCAAACGTTATGGCAAGCCTATTGCACAGATGGGTCCAGATAGCGAAGCAGTGATGCGTGACCTACAAACAAACATCAATGTGCCTTTTGCACTGGTGCTGGATAAAAGCAATGATGAACTTGATCTTATTGCCAAAACTGTTATGCGTAAGGACAACTTTTCAACTCCTAATCGAGTATTTACAGTTGAAGATTCGCCTTTTAGAATTGCCAAACGTTATGAGATGCCACGTAAGAGTGTACGTCCTATACCAGTAGTAAAAGAAGGTGCAACAAAAAAGCATCCTAAAGAGCCGGGTGCATACTTGATGACACACAACGGTATTGAATACAAGATATCAAGACACTTAGATGACAATGACATACACAGAGGTGAATGGGATATATATTCTAAAGGCGTAAGTGCATTTTCAGGTGACAATTGGGAATGGGTAGACACTGTGACTGCAAGATGGAACGCTATTGCACGTGTAAAAGGACTTAGTGAAAACAAACAAAAACCCAAGATTGCGTTTGACTGGATTACAGAAAGTCGTGCATACAGAACACCAAGACAACTTAACAAACTAACACAAAAAGCAGTTGGTGAACAGTTGTTTGAACAGTTGTTGGCATTGCAAATATTTGTTGACAGTGATCCTGCATATGCAGCTCGCATCTCAGAAGAAATTATGAAACTGCAAAACTGGCCAGGGTTTAGAACCAGTCAGCCTGACTTGTACAACCTAATTGCTATTGCAATGAAACCAGAACGGTTCAAAGATCGTATTAAACAAGATGTAAAGATTGCAATTCCTGAACTTAGATTAAAACGTAATCTTAGAAGCATTATGAAAGGTCAGTTTAACAACAGTGACTATAGTTACATGATGTTAATACTGCAACGACAAATGGTAGACTTTTTACCAGCACCGCTTATACAAATGCGTAGACAGATATCCAATTGGGACAGACAAACACCTAGAGACAAGAACACAATCCGCTCGAGACTTATGCTACAGATGCGTAAGACAGGTTTGCAAAATGAATTCTACGAGTTCTTACGCCGAACAAAAACCTTTGCTCGACGCTAATCTACGCCTTTTAAAACTACCAATCTATGCTAAATAAAAGTAGGAACTGCATTAGCGATTCCACCATTAGATATAGGAGATTAAAATGGCAATATTTACAAGAACCCATGGTAATGCACAACAAGTATTCCATATGGACACAAACAACGGATCTTTATCTGGCGCATTAGCAGAATCAGCACCAGTTAACGTAGCAGGTCCAAAACTAGCTTTTTTCAAATTATTGATAAACGACGGTTCTGCAGTAGACTTACAAGCACAAGTTGGAACAGGATTAGGAGTAGAAGCAATTTTACAAGACATTCAAACAAAGTCAACTGTTGCAATATATCAAGTAGAAGACGATACAACTGGACAGATTTCTGTTGCACTTTACCCAACAGACGCTTACACAGCAGCAACATTGCAAACACAAATTCGTTTGTTAACAGCAGCTGGCTCTACACCAATCGACTGTTCAAGTTCAACAGTAGCTGATGCTGGAATGAAATTAGCATAATTTTAATTTGCTATAAACAAATATCAAACCCTAGTTTTTATTAACTAGGGTTTTTTTGTGGCTAAATATTCGTATGCAAAAGACACAATGGATATATGAAAGCCCTGACCAAGGCGATACAGTTTATCGCAGACGTTTTGGTAGTCAAAGGAAAGAGTTGGTTTTTAAAAAGCCAGATCCACACAGTATTTCTGCACATATGGCAGAAATTGTTTCAGAAAGTCCAAAAGATCCAGTTATCAAAGACATGCTAGACAAACTACAAGTGTATTGGAGTTTACGAAATGCAAACAATTAGTGTAATTACCCATTTTGACTGTACTCCAACAGGTACCAAAAGCTATAGAAAATTACAAAACGGATATGTTGACAATTCGGGAAGAACTATATCAACACTGGATGATTGGAACTTCAGCAGAAATCAACAACGCAATTGGGAAACAATACTGCAATGCGTTAGTCTGCAAACACAACCAATGAATGTATCAGATCCTCAAATAATCAAACGAAAAGAAAACACATTGTGGACATTCAGTTTTGGTATTGAACACAGAGGTATCTTTACCAAAGACGATGATCAACTTGGACTATTAAAAGAGGCAGTACACGGTGTTCCAATGATTGTTGGACTAGATGAAACCTATAGAGAAGGATTTTTGTTGCCTTATTTAATCGCTAAAGGCGATAATCAGAATATTGTGTTCGATATTATTGAAAATATAGAATAGTAAAATTGCATATATTTTATAAATACTTGCAGATAAGAATTTAGAGAGACTACGATGGCTGACACAGCACCTATCGAGAAAAAGAGTTTAGAAGCACATGTTGATTTATGTGCAGAGCGATACAAATCTATGGCATCGAACATAGAAGGCTTAGATAAAAAAGTTGATCGCTTGGAAATGATGATTAATCAAGTTCATGTAATGGTTGAGAAAATGGCTCAACGTAGAACAGACCAGCTTATAGGCTGGGGAACAGGTTTAATAGCAGCTCTAGTAGGAACAGTTGGATGGTTAGTGATAACTTACGTAGTCGGGTAACAGATAAAGCCTCCCGTTTATTAAATAAAATTGCAGATGAACTTCTGAATAGCAATCCCAATGCTATTTTTAGAGATGGCGATAGTATTATGGCGTTTGCAGAGTATGAGATTGAAAAAATTTCTACTGATGAATACCAAGTCTATAAAGACGAATACCTAGTTATAACTTGTAGCAGTTGTAGAATTGCACTTAGTTATTGTATACTAGACAAATATAAAAAACCAGTGGACGCTCAACATCTTGTTGAACTAGAGGAAAAACTTCTAACAAGACAACAGGAAATGATGCACTACAGACATTTTGTCAACAGTGATAAGATTGATGATATGCGTAGAGAAGTTGCGTTACATAGACTAGATACTGCAAAATATCAGTATCATCAGATACAAGAACAATTAACGAAAAGTATAAATGTTGCTAAATACTGTCAGCAAAAGGGATTTGATAATGAAATTATTTGACTTAGACGCACCTCAAACCAAGAAGTCTCAGAAAGTACTCGAGAGCTATTTTGGTAACAGTGTGGATTTTAATAAGATGTCTCCAAGAGACTCAAGCAACATGTTAACAAAAGTTCGTGGTTTAATCTATGAACATCGTAAAACAAAAACACTAGCCGGTAGTGAAAAAAACCCAACATACCTAAAGTTATTGGTTATGGAAAGAGGCTTACATGCTAGACTGCGTGAAGCTGATATTAAACTAGAACCACAAACTGGTGCAACAAAAATTTCTGCTGATGGCAAAACTATTGGAACCGCAGATCAAGCGACTGCTATGCAATTTCAAAAAGATGTTGAAGCTGGTAAAATGAATATCGGCGATATAGATGAAGAGCTAGTTAGAGAAGCAGAAAATTGGATTAAAAAAGCAACAAGTAAAAATCCTGGTGCTTTTACAAGACAAGCAAAGGCTGCAGGAATGAGCACAAGTGCATTTGCAAACAAAGTATTATCAAACAAAGATGACTACAATGCTAAAACAGAGAAACGTGCAAACCTTGCTAAAACACTAGGCGGTTTTAAAGAAAGCAGAAATGCTGGTAAAATACTTGCAAAAATTGCTGAAGGTATGACACTGAGAACAAAAGCAGGTCGCTATCTAAGTGAAAGCGAAGTACAACAAGCACAAGTAATTTTAGCCGCACAAGACATGGTTGATAGAATGCAAGGCATGTTAGAAGACATTACTTCAATGCAGTTTAAAGATTTACCTGCGTTGAGCAGTTCCATACAAACAACAATAGGAACTAACGAAGCACAAGCATTCAATGATGCTGCTGGACAAAGTTTGGCCGTATTAGTTGATGCTATACAGGCTTCAAAAGTTGAAATGGAAGCTGCACAAGGCACACTAACAGGCGTTGAGCCAGTCGTTCCTGGACAAGAAGAAGTTGCAGGTACTCCAGCAGTTGCTGAGCCAGTAGCAGATCCACTAGCCGCAGATCCAATTGATGCAACTGCAGACGTAAACGTTGATGCAGAAGCAGGCGGTGAAGCAGTTGACGTCAATGTTGATGTACAAGATGGAGCTCTTGGTAGAGCAAGAAGATAAATGCGTATCCTTGAGTTTACAGCAAAGTCAGATAAACCATCTGCACAACAACTAACTGCACTTGCAGAGTATCTGCTTGGTCGTGCAGACGATGAAGCAACTCAACACACAGTCCCAATTAAAGTCTTTTTAAGTATGGCCCACAACATGGGTGTGAATATTACTGATCAACAACTACGTACACTTGTAACACAAGACCCTTTGAAAAATATTATTTCTAATGTAGATGCAGACAACATTATTCTAGTTGGTGCAGGTGTGACAGGTGAAGAAGGTGCTGATACCATGACTGTTGATCAAGCCCAAGACACAGTTGCCGGTATGGCAGATACTGCAAACGAACTTACCTAAACCACTTGACTTCTCATTTTTATCGTGTATACTAGATACATGCTTATAGAAAAATTCCAGTACAAAAATTTAACAAGAAAACAGATTGACGGCAAACGTCTGTATTCCACTCCAGATGGCAATGCCGTGCCCAGTGTTACTACCATACTTGGTGCTACACAATCAAAAGAAAAGCAGGAAGGACTTGCACGTTGGCGAAAACGTGTGGGCACAGATCAAGCACAAAAGATAGTCACAGAAGCTGCCAACAGAGGTACACGTATGCATACCTATTTGGAAAACTATTGTATTGATGGTACTATCAAAGAACGTGGCAACAATCCATTCAGCTGGCAATCACATGCAATGGCTGAAACTGTTATACGTGAAGGCATGTGTAACGTAGACGAAGTGTGGGGAGTAGAAGTACCCATGTACTTTCCAGGAATTTATGCTGGTACTACTGATCTAGTTGGCATACATAATGGTGAACATGCTATCATGGATTTCAAGCAATCAAACAAGCCTAAGAAAGTAGAGTGGATTGAGGATTACAAACTTCAACTATGTGCATATGCAGAAGCACACAACGAAGTTTATGGAACTGCTATTACCAAAGGGGTGGTATTAATGTGTGTCAAACCAGCCGTTGATGAAATGGGCCATCTCAAAGAAGAGCCTCAGTATCAAGAATTTATTGTTGAAGGTGATGACTTTGAGCACTGGAGACAACAATGGTGGAAGAGAGTTGAGCAATACTATGTGCAAAGCTAAATACAGCTAGATTACGGAGTTTCAATAAATGGCAATAGTACAAGTTTCTCGAATTACAAACCGTAAAGGTCTTGCTGATAACCTACCTCAACTTGCAGGCGCAGAATTTGGATGGGTGATAGATCAACGTAAATTGTATATTGGTAACGGCACTATAGCCGAAGGTGCACCAGCAATAGGCAACACTGAGATACTAACACAATACAGTGATATTCTAAACCTTTCAACAAGTTATACCTATAAAGGTGAGCATGCTGGTTATACTGTGCAAACAGGACCAACTTCAAGTGATCCGGTGACACAGACTTTACAAGCAAAATTAGATAATTTTGCAAGTGTATTGGACTTTGGTGCAACTGGTGATGGAGTTACAGATGATACAAATGCAATTAATAGAGCATTGTTTCAGTTATTTTGTGTACAAACAAACACAACGATTAGACGTAGTTTGTATTTTCCAGGTGGAACATACAGAATAACCAATTCAATCAACGTACCTCCATTTGCAATGCTTTACGGCGACGGTCCTGGTAGTAGTATACTTCAAATGGATGTATCAAGTGATAGTAGTTTTGGTGCGTATTCAATGCGTACTGCTGACAGTCTACAACAAACTGGTGTCAACATTGGTAGTAATAGTGCAACTGCTCCAAGAGATATAACAATTGAAGGTCTAAGTTTTGACAGTAAGGAATCAACTGATATCATGCTGATAGATCGTGCAGAGGGTGTGAGTATAAACAATGTTAACTTTAAAAGCCTAACAAGTGCTCCAGCAAATGCTAGTGATAATATTGCTGGTATAAGATTTGATAGTACTGCAGCAAATACCTGTAAACAGATAGAGATAAACAATTGCAATTTTAGTTTCTTAAGTTATGGTATTAATACTGACGAAAATATTCAAGGTGTAACTGTGCAAAATTCACAGTTTAGTAGTTTGTATCAAGGCATATTACTTGGCACAGGAACTCCTGACAACGGCGGTCCAGAAGGTGTAAGAATTGTACAGAACCTTTTTGATGAAGTAGCAAAGCAAGGTATAAGCATTGGTGCAGTGGGATTGAACGTAAGTGCATACAATACATTTTTAGATGTTGGAAATGATTATCTAGGAGCTGGTAATGCTGCTTCACCTATAGTTGAAATCAATGGCAATGATAATGTCAGCATAGGCGATATGTTTGAACGTAGTGACGCTGATGATCGAATTCAACCAAGAGTCAAACTTAATAACAAAGCCTGTTACGCATTAACAAACGGAAACGAAATTGAGTTTGGAACCTATCATAGACTTGCTGGCGTAAGTACAGACTTATCAGTACAAGGAAGTGCAACTACAATATTTACAGTCAACACAAGTAATGCTACTGCATTTAATGTAAACTATCAGATGAAAGAACCAACTACTAATGTTGTACGTTTTGGAATGTTAAGAGTTGTTGGACAAGACACAGATGATAGTGCTGGCACACTAGCATATGTAGATGACTTTAGTGAAGACAATCCAAATAACTTTGTGATCAGTGCAGTACAAAGCGGTTCAACAATTAGTGTACAATATACTAGCACAATTGCAAATACTTTTAAATATTCCATAGAACATTTTAGTGTATAAAACATGTGGCAAGGCCATTCCGAAAAGCGATTAATCGCTTGGGCAGATCTTCGTAGTTCTTGCAAAGATAATCCCAACTTAGAACAAGTGATAACTAGTATACACGATTGGTGGCAACAAGCCCCAATGGTGCTTAGATATTTACATTGTGATTTAGTAGATGACTGGCCGGATCCCTGGGATTTAATTGCCGAAAACACCTATTGTTCACTTGCAAAGTGCTTGGGAATGTGTTATACTATTTGTATGTTAGGAAGACAGGACATAGATGACGTTTGCATTTTAGAAATAGATAATAATGACTATATAGTCCGTTTAAACAAAGGATTATACATACTTAATTGGAACGTAGATAAAGTAGTAAATATCAAACTATTAGATAGACCAAAAATAACCAGAAACATAGACTCTGCTGTGTTTGCACACAAGATACGATAGAAAGGCCCCCAAATGACAATTCAGGTTACCAAGAGAGACGGCAATAGAGAACCATTAGATATTGAAAAACTCCACAAAGTAGTTTGGTGGGCAACAGAAAACATAACAGGCGTAAGTGCAAGCCAAGTAGAAATAAGCAGTAATGTACAGTTCTATGATGGAATTACTAGCACAGATATACAAGAAACACTTATAAAAAGTGCCGCTGATTTAATATCAGAAGAAACACCAAACTATCAGTTTGTTGCTGGTAGACTTATAAGTTATCACATAAACAAAATGGTCTATGGTGGATTTGAACCTTGGCACATTTATAAACTAGTAAAGCACAACGTTGATGCAGGCTTTTATGATGCAGAACTGCTAACAGAGTATACAGAAGAAGAATGGAATACAATCAACACTTGGGTAAAACATGATCGAGATGAACAACTTACCTATGCGGCTATGGAACAGTTTCGAGGCAAGTATCTTGTACAAAACAGAGTAACAAAAACTCTCTACGAAACACCACAGATGACATACATGCTTATAGCGGCCACACTGTTTCAAGACTATGATCCTAAGATAAGACTACGTTGGGTAAAAGATTATTATGATGCAATATCAACACATCAAATAAGTTTACCTACTCCAGTAATGGCAGGTGTGCGTACTCCACAAAGACAGTTTAGTAGTTGTGTTCTTATTGAAACAGATGATAGTTTAGATTCAATCAACGCAACTGCAAGTTCAATTGTAAAGTATGTTTCGCAAAAAGCAGGTATTGGTATCAACGGCGGTAGAATTAGAGCATTAGGTTCGCCTATAAGAAATGGTGATGCATACCACACAGGTGTTGTCCCGTTTTATAAAATGTTTCAAGCAGCCACACGCAGTTGTTCGCAAGGTGGAGTTCGCAATGGAGCGGCAACACTTTATTATCCGTTATGGCACTTGGAAGTAGAAGACTTGTTAGTGTTAAAGAACAACAAAGGTACAGAAGACAACAGAGTAAGACACATGGACTATGGT